CCGGACAATGGATTCAGAAACAGGCAAGGACTTGGGCAGCGTAGCGTTCATGTTAGGTTCCCCCATTAGTCACGCTTTGGACCCGGAAGTTTCTTCAGGGTCTTGATGTTATGAGCCCGGACCATCTTAACGTATCGGTCAAGCCGGTCGTGGCCCCGGTTAATATCCCCATCGCCTATGGCTTCTACTTGTTCCGGAGGAACAACGTATTCCCCGCCAGCGGCAATGATCGGGATATTCTTGTGATCGCCCTCAGGAGCCCCGCCAGAGGCGTGGCGAGGCATTGCAGGGCCCAACCTATGGCTTTTGAATACAGAGCCCGGCCTTGCAGAACGCGGTCTCTGATGCGCCATGGCGGCAAGGACGCTATCAAGGATTTTGCGCCCGGCCATGGAGTTGCCTTGACCCAGTTTGCTGGCGCTAGGAATATCTGCCGGAATAACGTAAGAGCCCGGTTTTACGGAAATCGGAAGTTTATCCGTCCGGCCCGGAATGGTGCTGTCCAGCATCCCGCCATTGTGCAATGCAAACTTATGGGAATGTTCCCCGATGTTGGGATCGAGCTTCCCGCCGCTGGCATACTTTTTGGCGACTTCTACAGCCTTCTCGATCTTGGATATGCCAACAGACCCGCCACGATATTTCTGGATCGGCTCCTCGCGCTTTTCCAACTGATCGCGCGTGAATGCCTGCGGGGCCACAAAAGCACCGCCAACAATGCTTGCCAATGGCATATTGATGTTGATCTTTTTCTTATCAAACTTTGCATCGGGACTTCTCAATATCGAAGTATCAAGAATGGCATATTGCGTGTGCGGAACAAGCCCAACCGTTGTGGTATCTTTAATGTTGTCAATAACAAGAAGCTGAGCGCCACGGGCACGGGCTTCATTTATCAGAGGCCGCATATATTCGGGACGCCATTTATCGCCCCCATAGCCAAGTTCTTTAGTCCAAGAGGGCCAATCTATCTGATATGTTTTATTTGATCTGGCGACATAAACACTTCCATTTCCGAGCGATGAACCTTTTAATTCGGCGTATCTTTCGGCAACATGAGGTTCCTGTATTTTACCAGCAAACCAAGCTTGCTCGCCATGCTCTCCAAATTCAGGCTGATGAATAAATTTTGGCGGCTTTTCAGAATAAATCCCACCCTTTAACATTCCCGCATAAGGGTTGTATCCTTGTTTTATAATATCTTCGATATTTGCTTGCGTGAATTCAAGTGGTTTACCGTATTTTTCAATATAATAAGACTTAGCTTCTTTAGGGAAAATTTTAGACAAACTTTCTTCAATGTTTTTCGGGCGGAAATCTTGCCAGTTAATTTGTTTAGCAACTTTGCCAAAGGCATTTGATAATTTTGGCGAAGCCTTTATCGGTTCAAATTGCCCGCCAGCAAGTTGGGCTTCTTTGATATATTGAGATTCTTGCTTGGCTTCATATTCAGCCATTTCTTCTTCAAATTTCTTAGCTGCCGCCAATTCGTCAATTGGCTCTGGCGGCATTCCTTCTTTCGAAAGAACCTGATTCCAATAAGCTTCGTCGGTTGGTTCGGCGGGGTTGATTTGTTCCGGCTCTTTCTTGGGAGCCGTCTTTTTTGGAGCTTCTCCGCCGTAGCTCTTAGCGATATCCTGCTTTCTCTTGATAAGAGTATCGGCCAACTTGCGCTTTTCATCCGCGTTTTCAGGGCCGAACTTGCTAACCAGATTGCGGATGGCGTCATCGGATACGTTAATAACGCTCTTGGCGCTCTCACGGATTTGGTCTTCGGTCATTTCGCCAAAGATTTTAGAAGAATACTCGTTTAGACTTGGATCAGCCATTGATTTGAATTCACCAACGGTATCGCCAAACTTATATCCTTTTGGACCGCCTTGGGCGCGATAACGAAGCGCACCGCCATTGTCGATACGATAAGCTTGGCCATTCTTGACCAGAATGTTGTCAAATCCAGTGCCGACTGAATCCCAGTTTCCAAGCCAAGCATCGGCAGCAAAGTGGTCTTTAAGGCCCTTGATATTCTTCCATTCAGACGGAGGAATGTCTTTCAGCAACGTGCCATCAATCATCTTGCTGGCAATTGCTGGTTTGCCATTAAGGACGGTCATGGAGACTTCGGGAATTGGAGTTCCCGTCAGTTTATAAAGCTCGTTGGCAAGCTTTTCGTTCAGGACGTGATCCGTTGATTGGGGGACCTTTACATAAAAACTTCCCGTTCCAGCGGAATCCGAATAGACCCCGCCGGGATTTGAGCCGCCTTGGCCTCCGATCTTGTCACCAATGCGGGCTTCATCAAGATCGTAAACCGAGTCGAAGTTGGTGTTCTGAAACTTCTTGGGCGCTGGTTTTGCAGCGGCGGCAACAGGTTCCTGTGCTATGCCAAGTTCCTTGTAAATTTTATCCAAAATCAAATCGGCTTCTTCATTTGAAAGAGGCTTTTGATTTAGCTCCGGCTTTCCAAACATGGATTCAAAAACGTCGCCCGGCTCTTCCTGAGCGGGTTTCTTCGGCGGAGCTTTTTCAGCAGCCGGAGCCGTTTCGTACATTTTCTTAAGTTGATCAACTTCCTGTTTGGTCAACGAAACAGGTTCGGTTGTTGATTTGAACAACGGATCAACAATATGATTTACTGTGTTTTTTGGATACTCATTCTTCATATCCCACAAAATTTTATTAACTTCTTTTTTAACTGAATCCGGCAAATTGTCTTTCAGCGCCCTAGCTGCTTTTGGATTTGTTTCGGCAAGGGTCCAGATTTCATCTGCAATGCCCGCAGGTCCGGCTTTACCGCCAATCGTTTTAGCAAGAGATTGCGCAACAGCTTCAATGCCGGGAGCGGTTGATTTGTATAATGATTTTGCTGTCGTTGCGGCCTTAGTTGCGGACTTAATAGCGGACAATGGACCAGCCAGTTTCGTACCAGCAAGGCCAGCATACGGGTCTTCTTGTTCTTCGGGGGCCTCGGGTTCTTCCGGCTCTTCCTGAGGCTTGGGTGCCGGTGCATAAGGAGATGCGCCGGAAGACAGCGGGGCAAATGGCGCGGCCTCTTCCGTTGGCGCAGCTTGCGGTTCACCCAAGGGCTGCAAATCATCCGGCGGAGTCAGGCGCGGCTTTGTCACAAGAAGCTGTGGAATGCCTTCCGGTGACATGGGAACATCACTCCTGCCGGGAACGCCGCCAATAGCGTACTTGCGGGTCTTGCCATACTTTCTGGCAGTTGAAAGCGCGGCAGCAATAGCTTGTTTCTGCGGATGACCAGCGCGGACCATCTCGCTGATATTCTTGCTAATCGCTTCTTTGCTGCCAGATTTGATGAGCGGCATGTTAGGCTGCCCTGATCATGGTAATGCCGCCGATGTAAACGGGCGGTAGATTGGAGAAATTGGTGGGAGATGAACTGCCAGCAGTAATGCCGGTCAAACTCGTTGCAGTCGTGCCGCCGCCACCACCAAGGAACCCGATAGCGCCTGCGGACACTCCGCTCCCGGTTTGGGCAGCACCAAGGTTGGAGGCAGTATGAGAGTGGCCCGGGTCTGTGATCGGGATTGGCGGCATGTTTTGGCTGGATAGCGTTGTAATTTGAGACCCGCCACCAGACAAAAGTGTATTGCCGTCCACGCCACCCGTAGAAGTCCCGCTTGTGATGCGAGCCGTACCTTGGTTTAGCGTTGCACGGAATCGGCCTTTAGAATCCGGAAGCGTCGTGCCGCCAAGATAAACGGCCAGATATGGATAAATGCTCGACGAAAACGAAGTGCCATCGCAATTAAGATAAGGCGGCACCGTACATGCGCTTATCCATGATGGTACAGACGAACCTGCAAAATCCCAATATGTACCAACACGGCTGAGAGCACGAAATTTTACGTTTGTTCCATCAGTGAATATTTCAGTTGCTTCTCCCGGAGGAAGGCCAATGGCTTGCCCACCAGCAGCCGTTGTGGTCATTGTGACATAAAAGGCAGAAGTGTTGGTTGTCAGATTCTGGATGGTGTAGAAACTGCCAACAGCAGGCAATGTAATTGCAATATTGGCTGAAATCGCTCCGGTTAAAGTAATAAAAGCGCATTGATACTGCGTCGGGCTAAGAACTACCGGAGAATTGGTCAACGCAACCGTTGCAACGCCGCCAAAGCTTTGATCAACGATGCCCCAATTTGCGTTGGTGGGCGTATCCCATGTGCCGACATCGGCACCACGGGCGACCTGTTCCAGATTTTTGTTTGCTGTATAGGCCATTTAAGTCTCCTAACGATAAAGCGGCATGTAGTAGGCCGCTCCCGAGCTTGTCGTAACGGCAAGAAACCCAGCCGCCTGCGACGAAGTAAATGTGATTGTTGAGCCAGTCGTCGTTATTGCGCTTGAAACAACCGTTCCCTGCTGAAGAAACGTGTTTCCAAGTTTTGTATTTAGCGAGTTTAAGGCGGTCACTCCGTTCTGAAGCGCGGCCAGAATTTCTGAAAGAGAGACCATTAGCGCCTCCCCGCACTGGCGTATCGGAATCTTATGCGGCCAATGCGCCAAAAAGCTTGATTGTTGCTCTGCACAAAGACCGACATAAGACGGCCACGGATGCGTGGAGTTATATATTCTGTTGCTTGCGTAACCGTATATGGACCATAAGAAACCGGAGTGTCTCCGGGATAGTTTGCGCTAAAGAACGTCAAATTGATTTGCGATGTTTGCGCTCCAGAATAAGTCCCCCACTTAAAGTCAGGGATAATAAAATCGACAAGAGATATTTCATTGCCTTCAGAAATTGACCACCAACCAGACTGGAATGACGGCAATCCAGTGCCGGGAGTCAGAGTTCCGGTTTCGTGTTGATAAAGCTGGCCGCCAGCATCGGCAGCAATTGGATTTCCAAGGATTGAAACATCCGTCCAAGCCGTTCGGGTGAGAGTGCCGTAATCCCAAGAATTATCCAATATATTAAGTTTTACATAAGAGTCGTTTTCGGTTGCGTTTGCAGACGGGAAGAACCATGCAATTTCATTGAAGGCGCTATTTGGAGCGCACCTGATCTTATACGCATAAGCGGTGTTGAGATTTTGGAAAATGTAGTCCCATACAGGGCATGGAACAACTTGAACGCCGCCGTTTCCAATTGTGAAGAAATTGCTTTTTCCGCACCAATAAACTTGGTTTGATATCTGGCCAGCAGCATGTTGGCCAATAAGTCCGCAACCAGTACCGGCTCTTGTAAAGTTAAAGATAACGTCGCCGCCAACATATTGCATGATCCAGACATCAACATCAGTCCAGATCAATCCGTAGTTTGGAGCTTGAATACCGCCGACAATTACCGAACCAGTCGGAATGTGGAAACTGCCAGCGGTTGTTTGATTGCTAACTGTCCAGTTTGTAAAGTCGCCAGCATCGCACCACCGGACAGTAAGGTTATCCTGAGTTCCAGTGCTTTGGACGGATTTCCAACAAACCAATATCTGTTGCGGCATTGATACAAAAATGCCGCCATTAAAGAATGGCGCTTGGCTTATGACCTGTGCGTTTGTATATCCACTTTCAGGAGACCATGTATAAACAGCGCCGTCTTTCGGACAGGCCAGAAGGATTTCGCCCCAGTTGTCTTGACTCCAATCTGTCGCGGTAATTGGGGTTCCGGTAGCTCCAGAAAAAGCAACGCCAGTTCCAAACCCACCGGAACCAAAGCCACCGGCACCAAATCCCGATCCGGTCGCTTGCGGTCCTTGCGTGATATAATAAACAAGCTGAGCCAGCGATGAATTCATCGTCGCTGTCGTGCTTCCGGTCGCAAGCGTTTGCGCGGTTATGACAAAATTTGTTGAATCCGTAATTGATGTAATGGTGTAGGGGCCAGAGATAGTCAGGCCGCCAACGGTTGTTGGTGCATAAAAAGAGTATTGAGAACCAGTTCCAGAAACATAGTTATTGTTTGGAAGGGTTACCGTTACGTTTGCGGACCCCGAACTTGTATTGAAAATTGGAAGTTTGCCGCTGCTAACAATAGTCGTGCTGGCAGAAACACTGGATACAATTGTATATGATCCAGTGCTTAAAACCGTTGCGATATCATACCCGCCGGATAAAAGCATATTCCCGATTGCTACGGGAGTATTGAAAAACACAGAATTATAAACAGTTGGACCACTATTTGGATCAACAACCGTTACAACATTGCTGCCTGAAGAGATCGAAAAATTAGGAGTTGGATTTGTCGTCAGAAGCTGCGGAGTAATATCCGTGTTTGAATTGCTCTGAACGATGATCAAATTGGATGTAGCTGCGGCGCTCAGGTAATCATTGCCAGTAATAGCTTGCCACGCATGAAGATCGCGCACGGTCGATGG